CTTTACACGATTGTCCAGCGCCATAATCAACCCACTGAGCGATTTTACGCTGCCTTTAACACCATCCAGAATAAATTTTAAAACCAAAAAGATAAAGTACCCGGCTGCCAGAGCTGCTGCCATGGGAAACCCTACGTCAGCTATGAGTTTAAAAATGTCATCCATAAAGAACTCCCGGTGTATTTATTAATTATTTGACTGTTCATATACTAGTATAAATAGATCTATGAGATCACTTTTGTCACTGATTTTTATTCTGGTCTGGTGCTGGTTGGGGTATTCATTCGTCAACGTTCTGATTCAGAATAGCATCCTAAACAACCCGGCATTTAAAGCAGTGTTTGCTTTGGTCTGGATCTGGATGATGTTTGTGATCGTTGACGTGATACACGACAAGTAGGCAGTTGACATTGTGATTGTTAGATGCTACAATAAATATTGTTATGAACTTGAGAATTTCACTTCCCAAACATGACCCTGCCAAAATTCGTTCCGGGGTTCGACCTGGCAAGATTGAGACCAGCAAAAAGAGCAAGGCTCAGCATCAGCGCAGGTATAAACATCAAAAACGCGAATGGTTTCAGAATGAATCTTAGAGTTTTTCACTGTGGAATTAGTTTTTCCACACACAACCCCCTGACTGGATCAAAAGAACGAGACCACGTAAGTGGTTTTATACTAGCACAGGATCCTGATCATTGTAAAGCTATTGCTCAGCAGAATTGGACCAAAGGCAAGCTGGAATGGTGTGATGAGAACACTTGGGAGCAAACCAAAGATACCAATCAAAAATGGCTTAACGTGAGATTATGATTTTTGTTAGGGTCAGACCCTCTGAACATGCCGACAAAATGAATATTCGAGTTGTATTACCCAGTGATGTATCATCCTCACTGTACTGTGAAATATACGAATGGTTAGACCAACAGACGGATATCAAAGTAGTACTCAATAATAGGTTATATTGGGAGATCAACCAATCTACTTTATCATTCTTTGCATTGAAATTTAGTGATCCAAAAGTAAAATTTGTTCTCTATGAGGATCGAGTTGGATGACGACAATGAAATTCACAATCTACAGTAACTCTGACTCTGAGAGTGATATTATATATTTTTCACCATATAATCTGCTAACAATAGCAGAAATCGATCATTGGCTCAATGAAGTGGCGCCAAAAAATTGCTTTATCCACAGTGGGTGGATACTGCCCAAGGAGTTAACCACTATGTTTATTTTAAAGTTTTCCAATCAAAACACAGAGGTGGTGTATGTTGGTTAGTGTCTTTTTGTCATTTGCGGTAGGCATTACTGCAGGTTGGTTGTTTCGGCGCTGGTTTGTTAAAAGAGAGACTGAGCATCTGGAGGCTCGACGTAAAGAAGGTGCTCAACTCTCTATTGAAATCAAGGAGTTGATGGATTCAAACCTGGCGTTAACCAATCGTGTGCTTCAGATCCGTGATGAACTTCAGGAAATAGCAGAGCGTGAGAGAAGGTCCAAACCTGTTGATTTGAACTATTGGATCAACTAAAGTTAACCAAAATGCTTAAAAATTTGCCAGTAGTGTGCTATACTTAAATAAGTAAGAACAGTGCAACTTGGGGATGTGGTGTAATCGGCAGCCACAACGTGCTTAAACCGCGTTGCTCTCAATGAGCGTGAGGGTTCGACCCCCTCCATCCCCACCAAAATTTATGTTTACCAGCAAGCTCCTAAAACCCGCAAATGAACATCTGGATCAATTGACTTTTGATTTACTGGCAAAAAAGGCGCCACGCTTTTATTCATTTGATCAAAACAACAGTGGTGGTAGTTATGATGTGGATGAAGAACAGAGTATTGACTGCCATGTGTTCATTCAAGCATTTGATGCTGAACATGCAAACAGTCGTGCATGCGATATTGGCATTTATTTCAACGGAGTAGAAGAGAACAAAGATTGTGAATGCTGTGGAGATCGCTGGCATCCATGTAGTGAGAGTGATGGGTATACCAACCCCAATGACGGCTACATTAGCAGTGATTACACTGTGCATTATCTGGATGGCAGCATTGTGCAATTCCTGCATCCACAACCCAATAAAAGATGGTAACCAAATTGTTTGACTAAAGTTGAGCAATTTGCTATACTTAAAGAGTAGCAGTAAACAGAACAAAATTTAGCAGTAAACACAGAACACACAGAGGATAAAAAAATGGTTGTTATCAATGGTAAGCAGTGCAGTATTGAGTTTTATCGGCAGCTGGCTCCAGTGACGTTTTTCCAGCGTGGTCGGCAGGTCACACAGAATCGCATGAGCACCACCGCTGTGCTGGTGGGCGAGCAGGGTGAGGTGATGGATGTCGCCACCGTTAAGCCCTACCACAAGGATGCGTACAACCGCAAGAAGGCCAACGAAGCTGCTGTTCACAAGCTGGCGGAACAGTTCGAGCCCACTGTTAAGGTGCAGATTCTGCGGGGCTTCTTCAACAAGCCGTAACAACGATTTTGCAGATTAGCAAACAGACTGTATTTAAAAAGGTTGGACTTATAATCCATCCATTAATAACCCTCGCAGTCAGGGTCACCGTTAGGAAGTTTGCTAATCTGCATAACAATTTCACAGTGTGAACTCAACTAACTAGACTGTTTTGAAAAGACTAGAATTAGAACTAGATCATTAAAATGACCCTCGCAGTCGGGGACCATAAAGTAGTTGAGTTTACATTGTGATTTTAATCTGAGTATGGACCCGTAGCTCAATGGAGTTAAAGGCAAAATGTGGACCTGTAGCTCAGTGGTCAGTAGCGATCGGCTCATAACCGAAGGGTCGTTGGTTCAATCCCAACCAGGTCCACCAATAAAAAATTTCCGGTTCTAATTGCTTTGATTTCTTGTTCTTTAACAATCTTCAAACAATGCGGAAATTCTTTCCACTTAGCTCGATCACGTTCAGTTTCAAAACCTTTTACTTCAATCCAAAGATTTAGTTCAGGAAGATAAAAGTCAGGGAAATATTTCCTAGTTTGACCTTCCCAATAGTAAGGAAACGAAGTTCCACGTTCAACTTTGAGGTTTTGTTCTAAACACCATTTATAAAAATCAAGTTCCCATTTACCCTGACAAATAAAATCATTATGATAATATCTTTTTGTTCTACGTGAGTTTCCATAAAGATGTGATTCGGGATGATTTTCAACTGCTCTTGTCATAGATTTTTTGTGATTTTCTCTAGCTTCTAGAGACATTCTGCGTTTTTTGTTTGCTTCACTAATCTTTTTTCTTGTTGACTCAGCGATAACATATTCCTCTCCAGTTTGTTTGGATTTGATATGTTGATTAGACCCTTTCTTTCCTAACATCCCGTAAGAAGGTTTTATTTTCGATGGGTTTGGATTGTGATGGCATCGAATTTCGTGTTGAGCGTTTGAGTTTTTTGTTTTGGCAGGCCTTCCGCAATACTGACATTTTAGAAGGTGTTCGGTATCAGATAAATACATTTGCTGTGACTCCCTAGAAGTTATAGAGTGGTTGGATAGTTGCATATCGCGAACCACAAATATATTTAGCAAAGATTACTCAAAGTGGGCAATTTGCTCAAAGGGTCTACCAAGTTTTTTCGGTCTTCCACCCAAGGGTAGAGATAAATAAATAAAGAAGAGCAACTTAGGTTGCTCCCGCCGAAATACAAAAATTCATGTGGTCGGATGGCGAAATTAGGAATACGCATCAGTCTTAGGAACTGACGTCGCAAGACATGAGGGTTCGACTCCCTCTCCGACTACCAAAATTACTGGGCTTAGTGATAGACTTTTTCAGTGTATCACTAAATAGATTATATGTTTATCTCAGAGGTAATGGTCAAAAAATTTGATCCTTTGTTAATTGAATTTTGGAGACAACAAAGTCAGGATAAACTTGACCAGTATTTTACGACTGACGGATGCATTTCGGCCAGTCAGAATTTTTTAGAGTTCTTGGACACAAAAGGGCTGTCGGGTTTTGCAGAAATAATACCAATTGGTTACATAATTACCACAAACGGAAAGCAAATCAAAGCACAAGGTTGGTTTCATCTGGATCACCCGGTTCTAACACCGGATGCTTTAACCAGTCATGATATCAGACAGATGAGATCAACTGGTCTAAACCCCAAGAAGCGAAAAGATCGCAAAACATATATCTACCAAAACAATCTGGAAGAAGAGTTTCGGTGGGTACCACACAGCTGGGTAGAGCTACGTGGTCGGATCCTGGATCCCAGTGGTTTTTACATCGATGGCGAGAGTGGTCAGTTCGATCGTTTGGTGGAAAACAAATCAAACCTAACAGAAAGATATCGGTATTTTTAATTTCAGTGGGCACTTTGATAGTCAAACTGCATGACAACACTGAACAGCATTGTAATAGACAATCATGACAGTAAGATCGTAACTGTTTGGATAGGAGATCCTGTTCTATATGCGTTTTTATGATCAAATGTAGCAGCAATACTAAACCTGTGAAGCAAAACGAATCAATCTGGTGATCTTTTCTTTGTATTCGTCGATGGCTTTGGATTTTTGTTTTGAGTCAGTGATTTTGTTTATGTCTCTGACTGAGAGTTCTAACTTTTGCTTTTCTGGTGCCACAATTGATTTGATAAATTTTGTGTACTTACTAATTGCCCCCGGCGATGCCATCTTCAATACCCATTCAATATGGTGAATAGTGAGTTTAACATCTACCACTGAGATTCCAAATTCAGCCAGTTTGGGTTTAAGTGTCTTCATCACGTCATTTAGCATGAGGTCAGCGTCTTTTCTCAGTTTTTTTAGGTCCTGGTCCAAAAAGTATTCTGTGAGACCAAAAGGTGCGAAGTTATACCTGGGCGTTACTTCAAAAGATCCAAAGTAACTCACACGGTCGTCGTACGCAATGTTACCTGGAGTGTAGGGTTTCCTGTATAGTAAACGAAAAATATGTTGTTTGCTGGCAGATGAGAAACTTTCAGGTTTGTTGTTTGTGAGCAGGAAATAAAACAATTTTTTATATTCCTCTTGAGAGCGAAACTGTTCTTGAGAAATAGACTGAATGAGTTCGTTGGGATCTCGTCCAGCGACCTGTTGGGCAAATGGTTTAAACTCTTTGAATATCTGAATTTTGTAGTTTCCAGCCGGTAAGATAACTTCATCCTCAGCACCCACACCAGATTGATTAACATCCACTCCAACTTCTGCAGGAACAACTGTGGTCAGAATCACTCCTCGGTAACCAACCATATGTTCGCCACTTTTTTGTCGAGCCGATTCAGCAGATGCTAACACTGAGTTAAAGTAATAAGTTGGTCTGGTGATTGCAAACTGTGAAGCAGTGTCCAAGTCTCTGGTCCAGCTGGTGATTGATTGTGTTTTGACCACTCCATCTTTGATATCGTCTAGAAACTTTTCATAAGATTCCCGGTCAAGAAAATTCATACCGCGATACAGCTTACCACCCTGATAGGGAAAATAGCTGAGAATGTTGTCAAATCGGTCTGCACTGATCCATCTGTTCATGGGATCGTTAACATATTTTCTCAAAAAATCCACAGCATCTTCTGTTGACTCAATCACGAAGTGTTTGATTTCCCTGAATCTCATGTAATTATTTATACTAAGAATTGACATCGCTCACGTTGTCTTGCTATCATAAGAGTATGGCAAACAGAAAAACATTCAGCGTAAGGGAGTTGGTGATCAACATCAACTATCGTTTGGAGCATAGCACTTGCACTGACGCTGAACGATTTGCTATGATCAGCGTGCTGGAAAACGTGCTTCACGAAACCGGCAACTATGCTGGGTTTCAGTATTTGGGCTCGCCTGCTGACCCCAGTCGCCGCAAGTACTACTTCCACGGTAATCTGGCGTAAAATATGATTATTAAAACTAGTGACCCAGAATTTCGTCAGATAGATGCAGCATGTCGTCGTCCAGTCACTGACTGGTGGCGTACTGGCTGTGCCGGTTCTTTTAGCACCTGGTTGCATAAAGAATGGGGTATTGACATTAGTGATACAAATAACATCAAAATTGACAACCCAGAGCTATTGACATTCTTCCTAATCAAATACGCAGCATAGCATGACTGTTAAACTCAGCGATCCAAACAACAACCACATCAAGCGAGCATTTGTTGCTGCCTGGACTTTAGAATTTGGCCCATATGGAGAGAGAACCGCACAAAAAGGATATTCTATAACTGCCAGCAGAAAAAATTTTGTCAAATGGATGAAATCTGAATGGGGGTTGTCTGGCTTCAAAGGAGCAGACGAATACCGTGATGCCACGTTGATAGTTGATGACCCCGAATTGCTAACATTTTTTGTACTCAAATACGGATACTAAGAATACACAAATGAGAATTGCTTGGGCAGCACAAGATGATCGCGGATTTTTCAGAGCACTTGTGATTTTAAGTTCTGAAAAAATCTTCTACGAGGATATAATGGGCAATGCTTCCAGGATTGAGTTTAAATGCGCTCACATCACTGGCCACATCGACACCAAAAAATTGAGCTTTGAAATTTGGGAGCCATGTTTGGCAGGTCGCATCAATCAGTATCGTGAGCGGGCTATCAAGCATAGATACAAAATTGTCCCCAATGAGACGCTGTTAACTGTGGCAGACATGTCAAGCCTCGAACAACTGATAGTTTGGCGTATCCTTTCCACATGATTCTCACATTGATTATTTTGCTGATACTGATTCCGTTGCCCATAATGCTGGTGCATCGATTAATGGATTGGCACACCCACAACAAACGCAAAAACAAGAAAAATATCGAGATGTATTTCTTTATCTGAGAGGCACCCATGCGCTACGCAATGATTTTGTTAATGGTTTTTTTGATGAGTTGCAGGATTCGTCAACAGAATGAAGTTCACACCACCACTGATCCGCACGTCACTCACATTCAGTTACCGCCAGGACAGAAGGTTTCCTTTGTTCACCCAGTGTCTTCAAATGTCAGTGTGGAGACCCGCAAGGCCTACCCGGATGAACAGTCAGAAACTGTGGAGATGAAATTTTACGACATAAGTGGTCGCTGCTATCTAAAATACATAATTCAGGAACAGTCAGTGCAGAAATAAATACAAAGACATGCTAAACGATATCACAGAATTTTTGTTTTGTCCAGTTCACGGTGTGTTTGCGCCTACTAGATGGCCTGTAATAGTGCCTGTTGTAAGTGCCGGTGTGATGTTTATTCGTCAATGCCTGCGTAGGGGTAAAAATGTTTAATGTGTTATGGTGGTTATTGGCAGGTCATTTTTTTGGCGATTATGTGTTTCAAAATGATTTTTTGGCTCGATCCAAAAATCATAAAAATCCTTTACCAGGTATACCCTGGTTTTGGAGTCTGTTGGCCCACAGCGTGGTGCATGGCAGCTTGGTGTTGCTGGTGACTGGCAGTCTAAGATTGGCTAGTTACGAAACCATAACCCATTTGGTAATAGACTTCCACAAAAGCAATGAAGACATTGGTTTTCACACAGATCAGGCCCTGCATATATTTTGTAAACTGATTTGGTTTGTTATGAACATGTTTGATCTATAGAGAGGAATTATGACATCTTTAAGTAAAGTCAGTGGTTCGCATCGTTATATTAATGACCTCACAATGAGTATTGTGGTGGTTGTCTTGGTGGCTGGTTTTGGGATTTGGGAGTACTTCAGAATTTGCAAATTTCGCGAAGCTCACACACAAACAGTGAACAAAGTCTGCCCAGTGATCGCAAGCACTGGTGGTAAACCCACCAGAATTCAGGATGACCAGTGTCAGATGGAAATCTCCAAAGACGTATGGATTACTCTAAAGTTGGACTAATGACTGATAAAGTTATCACCTATCTGGAATATCCGGCAAATCCTGTAACATACTCTGTGGAAAAATTTTTGCAATCAGGGTATGTGGGTGTTGGCTGGAATGATCTACTGACTGAAATGTTTGAGAAACTATTTCAAGCAGGTTGGGATGGCAGACTGCTACAACTAAAACAAAAATTTGGAACTTTGCGAGTCTACTTGTATCAATCAAGTGATACCCTATGGGACATCACCAATGAATACGAGAACAGAAGTTCCTTTGTGTGTGAAGATTGTGGTGGTGTGCCTGCGGAGATTCGCAATATTTTCGGTTTTCTTTACACCAAATGTGCAGATTGTATATAACGCTATGTCAAAAAACAAAAAAAATTCTGGCAGTGCAGAAGTATCAGAATTTCTAGACGATCAATCCTATTTTGATTCAGATGTCACATCTAATCTGGATCGAAATGGGATTTATCTGTTCAGTGAGGAATTTACCACCTCCAGCGTGGCCAGATGTATCAAATTTATACTGAATAAAAATTACAGCCCAGCAAACCGAAAACCACAACACATTACTCTGATGTTCATGAGTGATGGCGGTGATTTAAGTGCTTGTTTTGGTTTAATTGATGTGATGAAAGGCAGCCGTATTCCCATTCATACCGTGGGTATTGGCAGCATAGCCAGCAGTGCCCTGTTTGCATTCATGGCTGGTGAACCTGGTCATCGCACTGTCACGCCCAACACCAGTATCATGAGCCACCAATTCAGTTGGTATACTGGTGGCAAGGCTCATGAACTAATGGCCCAAACTTCTGAACTCGCCAGGCTGGAACGACGTTTAATAAATCATATTAAAACCTGCACCAGTTTGAAAACTGATGCTGACATACGTCAGTACCTGCTTCCTCCCAGTGATGTTTACTTGGAGGCTCGTGATGCAATTAAACTGGGGATTGCAGACCGGGTGGCTACCTATTATCCCTACAAATAATGGAGTTGATATGAAAAAGATACTGTTTTTTGCAATGTTGGCGTTTCAGTGCCAAGCACTGGATCATCAGATCAGGCTGGAAGCAGTTAGCATGAAGGATCACCAAGTGCAATCCCTAGCCAAGGGAGTCAGAATCACTGATACCATTAAGCTATCGGGTGATAATCTGGCTGCAGAAATTCGCCTAGAGTCAGTGCAGAGCAGAAATTACAATGCCCCCATGTACTGGCAAAACGTACAGTTTTTCCAACAACGTCAGAATACACCCAGCCAAGCCAGTGCTGCACTGTTGAAAAACAATCTGATCAAGTTACAGGATCTGGAGATTGGTGCCCGTGGTGGAGTTCGCCAGTTGTTTGGACCTGATGGAGTAAACGATACGGGTTATATTTTTGAACCACGTGTTCGTTATGCTCTGGGTGCAATGACTCTCAGAGCTGGATACGAAATCAGCAAAAGTTTGACTAATGATCGTAACACCAAGTACAATATTAAAAAGCTGGGTGTGGGTTACAATCTTACTCCGGGGCTTGCAGTAGTGACTTCTTATGAACTACAACGTGGTTATCTGCATCGCACTGTCTGGACTTTTGGAGTTGCATTTCAGAAGTAAATCGTTTTAAGCCTGGGCTGGACAAAATCCAGCCCAATCATTCATAGTAACACTGTTTGGTCGAGGCAGCTCGACCCGCATTGAGTCAGCATCGGATATTGCGGACGGATCTTGCGAGTTACGCACCTAAACAAATGATAGCGGCTCTGTGAAAAAGATACAACCGCTAAACACACTGACGCATGTCAATACTGTGTCTGTGTGTTTCCGTTGGTTTTCGCACATTAGCTTGAAGGTTGAGCAGGATTAAGTGAGTTTGCCCTTATGGTCCAACGTGTGTGAAACGAAGAAGAAGCAGGGGGTACAGGCCAACCGCCTCCGCATAAACTTCTGTATTGACTGGATCAAGAACTCATAGCAGATCTTTTCCGCTTCGCCCCGCGGACGGGCGAAGAGTGGCTGAATCTATAGCAGTGATATCTTAAAAGTTCATTAAAAATCGCGTCGAGCTGACTGCGGAAGCGAAGACGCTGATGTGCGTAGCACATCATAAATAATGACATGAACACTAGAGAATTAATGGAAAAACGATTGGGTGGATTCACAGTCCACAGACTGGATCTCAACGACCAGCTGGATGAAGCTCTCAAGCTGAACCCACCAGGACAGCGCAGAATTACCGATCCCGAGATGCAAGCCATGGCTGGCAGAATCAAGAGCAAGACCAAGACTCCCAAAGAACGCATGGGTGCGTACATACATGCCAGCAACATCACCAAGACTGATGATGCTGAGGACGTTTGGGATCTGGATCAGTTGCGACAGAAAATCACCAAGCGACCGCTGACGCTGATGGGCATCAACACCAAGATGGTCAAGAGTGCCCCCAGTGCCAAGATGGTCAAGAGCAGCGACAAGGACAAAGTGCTCTATGACATCAGTTTACCAGCACTCAAAGGCATAGTGGTGGACGAAGAAACTGGCGAGTTTGTGGAAATCACAACCTGCCCCAGTGCTGGCGAATGTCAGAAATACTGCTATGCTCGACGTGGTGGGTATGTGATGTTTCCTACCAGCTCACTGAGTGCTGCCCGAGCTCTTAACTTTTTGGTGAACGACCCAGCTGGATACTTTGGATTAATCAGCACTGAAATTAACAAAATCAAGAAAAAGCTCAAGAAGAAAGACATAGAGCTGGTGGTTCGTTGGCATGACGCTGGTGACTTCTTCAGCAAAGAGTACCTGGAGATGGCTTTGGATCTGGCCAAAGCAAACCCCGATGTGCAGTTTTATGCCTATACCAAAGTGGCTGATATCGCTGTTGGAAATCTTCCCAGTAACTTCCTGATCAACTTCAGCACTGGTGCCAAACGCAGCGATGTTATTCAGATTCAACGAGCAAAAGACGCTGGTAAAACTGTCAAGCAGGCCATCACTGTGCCACAGAGCATGTTCTGGGATCTGATCCAGCACGAAGGCAATGCACTTATTAAAGATGCCAAGGGTCGCATTCAGTTCAAGGACGCCAAGAGCCTGAACACGTTCCGTCAACAGTTGGCCAAGACCTACCATGTGCCTGTGCAGGACATCATCACTTATGATCAGATGCTGGATACACCACAGAGTGATCAACCCAGATGGCATGTGATTGTGACTCAGGGCGACGGCGATCGTGCAGCATTCAGACCAGATGTAATTACCAGCTTCCTGTTGTGGCACCGCTGATCAGCATTGTTGTATAAATACCGGCATGAAAGCCATTATATTTTTGGGATCACTGAAGCAAAAACAATCAGACAGCAATAGTGCTTATATTGCAAAATTAGTGGAAAAGCAGCTACTGGAACGGGGTTTCAAAGAAGTTGAATTGTTCAATCTGAGAAAAATCCAGTACGAACCTGGTGTAAGCAATGTTACTGAAAGCGGCAACGCTGATGGTATGACTCAAGCACTAGCCAAGGTACTGGGAGCTGATTGTGTGATTTTCTCCACTCCCATCTGGTGGGGAATACACAGCAGCCTGATCCAGGCCCTGATGGAACGCATGTGCTACTATGACGATTTTGCCATCAAGACTGCTATCAATCCCCTGTATGGCAAAACATTTGGTGCAATCATAAGCGGCAGTGATGACGGCTTTCAACAAATCACTGGGCTACTATTGAACTTTGCAACCAACATGGGATTCACTGTGCCACCAGATGCAATTGTGCCCTGTGTGATGCAAGATCGCAAAGACATCCGCACTGACCAGAGAACACAACAACACATTGAACTATTTGCTAGAAATCAAGCTGCCTGGACTCAGCTGCTCAGACGTCGTAAGATTGGCGCTGAGGTTCAGGAAAACAAAGAACCCAGACCTGATTACATGAGCTGGCAGCCACATGTTTCTGCCGCCAAGTCTGAACCAATTGAACCTGAACCAGTTGAAACAGAGCCACTGGATGAAATCAATGAGCCAGTAACTATGCCTGTTATAAAAAATCATGATTACATGAGAGAACAAGGGCTGTAATTTATGAAACTTCGTGATCTAATAGAACAAAATGTGACTGAAATCAAAATGGCCCCGGGCAGTCTCAGCACACAGGCAGCCAAATTGAGACCCACACTGGGTTTTGAAATGGAAATGTTTGTGGACGGTAACATATATGATCTGGATGAAGAACCAGATTTTGATTATGATGAAAAAATGAAAACATACGACGATGTTGAAGACTTTTTTTTAGATGGTCCAAATTCCAGTCGTGCAGTTAGACGTTTCATGAGAAGCATAGATCAAGATTTTGAATATTGGAAAACAGTTCAAATTAACCGTGATTGGGAATCAGCAAAAACTGATTATGTTCGAGAATGGATAGTTGACAACACAGATATCAAAGACACCGAAGGGTATGACTTAGACTATTTGGAAGACCATGTTGAGCAAGCAATATCAAATGAAACCCATGAATATAACATGGCTCACGAACAATATCTCCAAGATTTTGACGATCATTATACATTTGAAGACTTTTTATCAAGCGAAGATTTAACAATGGCCAGTGATATCTATAATAGATACTCGGGCGAAATTGAATGGCCACGCATCAAGAAAGCATCTGTATTTGGAGAAGTATCAAAAACAATAAAAAATGTAACTGGTCGTAATGCTACTTGGAGTGAAGATTATCATGGTGTGGCCAGGGGCGGTGACTATTACATCGTGGAACCGGACTCCTCATTGAGCTCAAATAACTCTGATCATGGAGTGGAAATTATTGGACCACCTCTGCCATATGAACAAGCTGTGAGAGAATTCGCTAAGATTTATAACTGGGGGCAACGTAACTGTTATACTGATTCTGAAACCGGATTGCATATCAACATGAGTTTTCCTGCGTTTGATCGGGCAAAAATTGATTATGTTAAACTGGTTATACTGAGCGGCGATGAGTATGTGCTGAAACAGTTTGAAAGAGAATTTAACAGTTATTCCAGAAACATGACTCGTGAAATTAAAAATAAAGCAGCTAACTTAACTTCGTCTGCCGCTTTTGATTCTGCATATACAGATCAAATTTTCAATCAAATGCGCAAGCATTTTACTCAGATTACATCTAAATATATACACACAGGCAAGACTCGCCACATAGACAGCATTAACATACATGATAACAGGGTAGAATTCCGCAGTCCTGGTGATAATTGGTTAGATAAGCCAATAGAGGAATTGTTAGCTGTGGTAAATCGTTACACTGTGGCGTTGAGCGCAGCCATGGACCCAGACGCTTACAGAAAAGAATACCTCAAAAAATTCTACAAGATAATCAAGCCTGGCAACGACTCCACTCGCAGTCTGTTTGCACAAGTGCTAGCAGGTGAAATTAACAAAGAAGAGTTTAGAGCTGCAATGACTGGTATCATTCAACAGAGAGAACTAACCCAACTCAGATCTAAACCTCAGACTGCACCTGAAACAAAACCCGAAGCACCCAAACCTGGAGAGTACTCCTGGAAAGTAGTGGATTCGAATGGCCGGATACTGCATCGCTTCAATAGCACAGATGCAGACAGAGACAACAAGATCCGAGCTTGGGCATCAACACTGAATGGTCCAATGCCTTCGGAAGTACAAGTATATAGAGATTTTTAAAAACACAAATGGATAAATAATCACATGAAACTCCGGGATTTTTTAAGCGTAAACATTAGCGAAGGTTCAAACAAAAAGGACGATCCATCTTTACTGAATGTGGAAAAGTTAAAATCCAAAAAAGAAGATGATGAGGATATTGAGCATCAACCTGGGTCAGAAACCACGCAAGTAGAAGCCACGAAAACCAGTTACGCTAAAGCAGCTTCGCTATTGTTGCCTCTTATCCAACCAGGAGCCAGAGTTCTGGATTATGGTGCAGGTCTGGGATCCGGCACAAATGCCATGAGATCGGTGTTAACAGATATTGCTCAAGTTGATTCCTATGAGCCTGAACCCAAACGAGCCAAATCAAAGCCCACTTTCACAAAGTCATCAGAGATTACCGAACAATACGACGCTGTGGTGTGTTTGAATGTGTTGAACGTGTTGCCACCGAACATTCGAGACAGAGTAGTAAAGCACATTGGCAAACTGCTCAAAACTGGAGGTATGGCTGTTATTGGTGTTAGAGGATATCGAGACGATATCGATCGAACTAAAAATTTCGAACCCGGAGATGAGCCCGGATCAGTTTGGATTTTGAGACCTGGTGGCAGAATTTACCAAAAGGGTTTTGACGGCAATGAACTCATTGAGTACGTGGTTAGTATATTGGGACCAGGGTTTGATGCTAAAAAGGTACCTAACCTCACAAAAACTGCTGTTATGATAACTAAAACATCCAAGCCTAAAAAAAAGAGTTCTGACATAGTTTCGGAATCTGTACAGAGTGGGCAGGTACTGACGGATTTTCTAAAGTTTGCAGTACAAAAACTGGAGTTACAGCAATTGCCCAAAATTAAATTTCAAAAGAATTTTGCTACCAGCCACCCTACTGCTTTTGGATACTTTGACCCACACACTGATCATATTGTGTTAGTGCTAGATAAAAGACATCCCATGGACATCATGAGAACACTGGCTCATGAATTAGTTCATTATGTACAAAGATTAAATAATGAACTGGAAGATCACAGCGGTGAAACTGGCAGTGAACATGAAAACCAAGCCAATGCTGCTGCTGGAATTCTGATGCGTGACTTTGGCAAAACACATCCTGAATATTTTCATTCAAACGACAAACAGCTGAGTGAAACTGATATGTTAGATCCCGTTGGTCGTCATTCTATTCTGAGATCGCCTAAACTCAAATCCATGCTGAAGTTCCCACACAAAACTATGCCATTAAGTGGCCACGAGGGCATCCAACTGAACATAATTGACCAGGGTCTGATTAAAGAATTAGTAGCAACCAATGAAGTACATGGCGAGATTGATATTGTGGCTTGGGTCAAATTTGAAGTAAAAAGAAAATCCTGGCAAGTTAAAAATGTTCACGTAACTCCTGAATATGGAAACCTGAATCTAGGAGCTAGAATTTATAAAGAAGTAGCACAACACTACGGAGTTATCATAACCAGTGACCTTGGGCAGACACCAGAAGGAAAATCTATATGGTATAGAACTGACGGAACTCCGGGATTGGAAAAAATTGGCATTAACCCCAGATTATTTGATTATTACAAACAAAAATACATCAAAGGTGACCCTAAAACAGCGTATAACTCATCAAACAAGCATTTGGTCCTAGCATTTGATTTCAAAAATAGAATTAGTGATCTAGAGGAACAGTTATGATACTGAATGAAATGTTTGATACCAACAAGATTCGCAAAGCTGCTGGTTGCCTGATTGTAGCCAAGAGTACTGGAAGGTTTTGTCTTAACCATCGCAGCCAATATGTTAGTCATCCCAATACCTGGGGCTGTTGGGGTGGACAAATTGACCCAGGTGAGGATGCACAAACAGCAGCCAAGAGAGAAATGGCAGAAGAAAGTGGATACTCAGGTCCAGCAGAAATGATCCCCATTAGTGTGTTTGTGGAACCCACGAGAGGTCACAAATACTATATCTTTTTGGCAGTGATTGATGAAGAATTTGAGCCTGAACTAAATTGGGAATCAAAGGGATTTTGTTGGGTCGAGTATGGGGATTGGCCTACTCCACTGCATCCAGGTCTGAAACCCACGCTGTCAAATCAAGCCAGTCAGGAGCAGATGCTGAAATTCGCCAATAAAACTATTGATGAAGATCAAGTAAATGAAATTTTACAAATGGCTGATAGTGGTCATTCTGATGACTTCATGAATCCCAGTGTGGAAAGAATGCTGCGATCAATGCTAAAATATGAACGATTTCAAAATTATGATCTTCCAGGATTCCCCGACATTACAGTAACTTATATCACACTTTCTGGTTCTAAACAGCGTCGTGCTGTGGTTTTGGATGATGAAGACGAGTTCGTAGTGAGTATTAGCTTTTCAGAACAAATGCTGAATCATAAAAAAGCACTGGTGGCGTCTACAATCTGGACCCATCCGTCTTACCGTGGTAAAAATTTAACTGCTAACATTTATCAAATGTTGTCCAAGGAGTTGGATGTGGTTATAGTCAGTGACGATACACACTGGCCCGGGGCGGTGGCTATTTGGACTAGAAAATTGCCAGAAATGGGTGAATATGTAGTTCCTTTGTTTATTGATCCCGACACTGGCGCCGCTCACGTAAGCGGTGGTGATCCCTACGAGGATCACCGACTTAGATGGGCATTCAAAACTGGTGTTAAAAACCTACAACAGTACTTGAAATCAACTGATATTGAACACAAACAGGTAACGGAATTCACTATAGATGTGATCGAGGATTTCACTCAGCGTGCCAAACCCGGCAGCAGACCTGGCAGTTTAAAGCGTAAAGCTGGCAAAGGCAAAGATGAGAAAATCACAGCCAGTGACCTCAAGCGACTAAAGAGTCGTGCTAATCGTATGAAACAAAGTGACAATGCTGAAACTCGCAAGCGAGGCGTTCAACTGGCCAGACAGGTCAGCTGGTACAGAAATTTTCATAAATAGTTGTATGCTTATTGAAGAACTGTTAAGGGAAGCATCACGCGGTATTTTGTTCAGGAAGCGTGATGATCTATGGCGCAATGAAGATGGTGTGGAAATCAGACTAGAAGAAATCATAAGATTTCCCAAATATGGCCAAGCTGAGACTGCTGAGCTACTGGACCAGTACAAAAAGACACTGGATAATCTGAAAGATCAAAATGTATCTGATATAACTCAAATCAACGAGTACAAGAACATGTACCGAGCGTTTGCTATTGCAGTCTTCAATGTCGTTGACAGTGATAAAAAAATTGCATTTGTTAAATGGATTACCAAAATTGATCCAGACTCTTTGGGGCAGTGGGACAATAACGAACTGGGTGGTTTTATTTTTCAGGGTGGAAGAACTCTCAAAAATCTCAGCGGATTCAAACCCACTAATCTGCTGCCCACGCAGACAAAATTTGCCAATCCCAGGGCGATTTTGAATGCACTTAAAACCAATTTACAAAATGCTGATCAGGGCAAACAGATTTATCAGGACCTGGAAACGTTGGTGAACACAGGCAAATTTGAATTTTCTATACCTGCATCCAAAACAGCAGCAATTCGTGACGATCTGGGCGAGATCATCGGTCCCATTATGTTGTGGATGAACAAAATACCACAGACTGATGCTGCTAAACGAGCGTTGTTAAAGGGTAAATCCTGGAACAGTTGTAGTATAGAATTTCCCAACATTATGAATGCAGGCCTGGTTGACAGTTATTTGGTGACCCCAGACGGAGTTCGTATTGGAATCAGCAGCAAAGGCAACAAAGGTGCAACAGCCAGCGTATCCAACATCTATGATGGGATAGAAACTTTACGGGATCAGAACAGTGATTTACTAAAGAAAGCTCATGTGAAGAAACTGGAAAAATTGATTGATATATTGGTGAAAGAAAAAACACGTGAATCCCCTCTGACGTTGGGCATAACCATGGGTTTGATTACCCAAGATCAGGCGCAAGCCATCAGGGATTCCTTTGAGAAAAACAGATTTGAGCGAGACCAACTGAAAAGAAAACTCAAAGCCAGTAGAAAATTTGATAGTTCTGTTGACCCGCTGAAAGCACAACTGGATTCGGGACCCATGAAATTGGCTTCCGATATACAGAACAGTGAGTTTTATCAGAATCAAACTGTGGGTTACACTATTGGGTTTCATGCACTGGCCATGGTCGCCAAAGCTGTGGTTGAAAAAATCAATCAGGGTCCGGATTTCAGCAGAGCAGCATTGGACGTGCTCAACAGCTCTTCGCTGATTCAGCTGCACATGTATACGAAATTTCGACCAGACGCCAACAAAACAACAGGCAAGCTGACTCTGGACAAATGGGAAGTGATTTTCCCCATGGAGTTTACTGGTAAACTGGAAATCAGTTCTGAAAAATCCTACTGGTTCTCAGGACAAAAAGGCCGAATGACGTTCAAATACAGCTAAACCGTTGATTTCAAAACAGTTAAAAAATATTGACAACCAGCAAAATGATTGCTAAACTAGTGATATGAGTAAAGCACAGCCTGCAAAAAATCGCGGTCTTGTTTATCGTGGCGTTGACGCTAGCATAGTGGGTTCTACGGAGCCCACGTGGCCTACTGCTGAAGATCAATATATTTGGACTCCCAATCAGCGCAATTGCGCTTTGGGTGCGGCATTTCGCTGGTACAACATCACTCAGGACGCCAAGCGTGCCAACGAATTTGTGGCTGAATGGTTGAGCCAAAGCCCTAAACGTGCTGATCTGGCACAGATTGTGCGCAAGCACGGAAATATGTCACCCACTATGGGTTGGTTGTGTCGTTCAGCTCAGATGGGGTATGTGTTGCGTATTCGGGATCTACGCAAGATTCAGGCAGCACTGACCGAAATGGTGATTGCAAAACGTGCTGAAATGGCTGAACAAGCCAAATCTGTCGCAGTCGCTCCAGTGAAGAAACGTACAATTCAGGATCATCTTCAGGAAAAGATATACGAATGTGGTGGTGAAATTCAGGGTCATTTTGATGATTTTGTTGTTGGCGGCTGTCAATCAGAACCCAATCTGCTTCCCATCCTGATTCGGTACAACATTCCACAAGCTCGAGTTCGAGATCTTACTGCGGATCTGGAAAAGCAGTTGCTTGAGTTTCGTGAAGTACAAAAAGGCGCCGACCCTCAACTAGTTGAAGGATACAGCCAATACGGAAAGCGCCAGATCACTCGCATGGTGGATTGGTGCACCAAAGCTCTGGAACAGCTTTTTAGCTACGGTACTATGAAGGCTGCTGCTCGCAAGCCCAAGACTCGCAGAGGACAAACTCCGCAGAAAATGGTGAGCAAGCTCAAGTATTTGGACAAAGATGTGGAGCTCAAGATTCAGAGCATCGACCCCACGCAGATACTCAAAGCCACTGAACTTTGGGTTTACAACGTGAAGAAGCGCAAGCTGGGTATCTACTTGGCGGACGATTCTCAGGGATCCTTGTACATCAAGGGCAGCAAGATTTTAGGCTACAGCGAAACTCGCAGCATCTGCAAGACACTGCGCAAGCCCGATGCTCAACTTAAAGAGCTCATGGCAGCAGGTAAACCAGCCAGCAAGAAGTGGTTTGAAGACATCAAAGCAGTGGAAAGCAAACTCAACGGACGCATCACTGAAGAATTCCTGCTGCTCAAGGCCTACAAATAAATAGCAACATGAGCACATATCTAATACCTAAATTAGAAGATTTTATAACCGATACTAACGGCGGAGGCTGGGCTTACACGACCTCCCTCCCTACGGGAATACACGTTCCCACAACCACATCCACAACCACAACCACATCCACATGCGCAACCACTAGTTCTTGTAACCCGTATACCAACAATGTTTGGTTTAATGATCCTTGGGGCATGGGTGAACAAGGAGTTATCGAAATAGCTGACATCAAAATAAAGGGTTTAGGCAGCATCAAACAACTCCTGGAAAATCAAAAATTTCTGGCACTTCCATCAGAACTGGACCTGGAGAATCCCACTATCAAAGATGCTGTGATTGGCTGGTACAATGCAATTGAAAATCTCAAGAAATCTCATGAACAGTTAATAATGTTGGCAAAATTAATCCATGAAGAATAATCTCTATCGCAAACTGGATGATGGTACCTTTGAACTGGTATCGATAAATGATGTGGAATTTTCTGGCAATTTATCGCATAATATCCCCGTGGGACACACTCTGATCTCTGTTAATAAAAATGGACAGAGTAGAAAATATCATGTGGAACCAGACACTGTGGCGTTGCTGGCTGCTGCTGTGGATCTTAGTACACAGTTGGCTAAACTGTTAGCAGAAGCAGGGCAGCCCTTGACTCGTAATTATACCCCTGAACAACTGGAGCTTTTTAGTCAGCTCAAGGAAACTGGAGTCAATTCACTGTGGTTTCCCAGTTATCATGATACTGCTGAACGTTTCATGGAAATACTAATCAAACATGTGGAATCCGTGTATGATTCTACTTGGATTAAAGATACTCGAGAAAAATACCTATCAGCTATAACACTGTCATTAGAAAACAACGCATGATAGATTTCACAAAACAAGATCAAAAGAATCAGATTCGAGAGCGTTTGACAAAATCAGTTCTGGTTTTAAAGTTTCAACTCAGCAATAAACGCACAGTGAGTTTAACTGGCACTTGTTGCTCCGAGCTGATTCCTTCTCAGGACCCAACCAGTCATGCTGGACCACCCAATAATGAATTGCAAGTGGTTTGGGATCTGGAACTTAATCAATGGCGATCATTTCGCTGGGAAAGACTTATTGAGGTAACGGATAAATAAATTCAGATGTCAAAAGACGATTGTATTAGAATGACCGGCGTAGTGGTGGATGTTCTACCCTCTACAACCTTCCGGGTACAGATTACTGAAGAACACAGTGTATTGGCGTACATGAGCGGAAAAATGCGCAAAGCCAAAATCAGGATTATCCTGGGAGATACTGTGGATCTGGAAATCAGTCCTTATGATCTCACCAAAGCGAGAATTGTTTATAGAGTCAAGTGAACATAAATACTCTATATGAAAGAGTACATTAAACTATTCGAAGCAGAGAAGAGACCAGACAAACTCAGTCTGGTCTCTTTGCCTTATCGCACTGATGAGCTTGAGCCCGTGATGAGTCAGGCCACGGTGGAATATCATTATGGCAAGCTGAGTCGAGGATACGTGGACCGTTATAATGCGGGCGAGGGCGACCCTGATTTTAACTATGGTGGAGCCATGTTGCACAATCTTTTTTGGCCACAGCTTCGACCACCTGGTGGTGCTAACAAACCCACCGGATTGATCTTGGACAAAATTAATAAAGAGTTTGGTGACTACGAAAACTTTAAAGAAAAGTTCATTGAAGCAGCAATGGCACTGCAAGGATCTGGTTGGTGTTATCTCAGCAGAGCTGGTGATATTCGCACGCTGGCCAATCAGAACTACAACAAATCTATTGTGTTGGCGGTGGATCTTTGGGAACACAGCTGGACCGTTGGAGAAAACAAGCCAGACAAAGCTCGTTACATTAAGAATATCTGGAAAATCATCAACTGGGATGTTGTGAATCAGAGGTTGGTATGACTGTATCAGAAATTTCAGTTCACCAACACCAAAATGGCACTTATGCGTCACTGAAACTGACCACACAAACAGCACAGCAGCTAGCTGACTGGTGTGATCAACAAGGCATACCACATGACCCGGCTGAAGAATTCCACTGCACACTTTGTTACAGCAGAACACCTCTGCCACAGGCAGTGGCTATTCAAAAATCTGTGAGTATTAAAGCAAAAATATCAGAATGGAAAAATCTTGGCGATCATGCCTGTACAGTTTTGATTAATTGTCCAGATGCACATAAAATTTTTAAACTGTTAGAAAAGCACGGTGCTAGCCATGATTGGCCTGAATATACTCCTCATGTCACTGTGAACAGTACCCAACATCTGAATCCACTACCAACGGTGACTCCAGATTTTGAGTTGGAATTTGATCACATCGAGGTTAAACCATTGGAAGTTTAAACATTTGTTGCTAAATACCCAGTAAGGGTATAACAAATGAGTCAGCAACTGATCAATATTGGTAACGTAGCAAATGATGGTACTGGTGTTCGCCTTCGCGACGCTTTCAGAATCATAAACGAAAACTTCACAGATTTATACACTGCCGGAATCACCAACTATGCTAATGTGGTGAGTTTTCCAAATGCTACACAAAACATTGGTGTCACTGCATACAGCGTGGCTGAAGATCTGATGTATTTTAGCAATGGAGCCAGTTGGCAGCCATTGCTAACCAATGACAGCAATATTGTTTTGTTTGGAAACTTGGTAGCAGGAAATATTGACGCCACTGGTTTAGTCAATATAACTGGAAACATTTCAGCCACTCTGGGCACGTTCTCTAATGCCACAGTAACCAGCAATGCCACTTTTGGCAACATCAACTCAGTGAGCGGCATACTAAGTGTAACTGGCAATGCCAATGTGGGCAACCTGGGAACAACCGGATTGATCACAGCCACAGCCAATATCACTGGTGGCAATTTGATTACCGCTGGTATTTTGAGTGCTGGCAACGTCACAGCTAGTTCAAACATCAGTGCTGGCAACATTAACTCAGTGAGTGGCATACTAAGCGTCACTGGCAACGCCAATGTGGGTAATTTGGGCGCCGGCGCAGGGGTTTTTACAGGAACGTTGAGCGTGACTGGCAACGCCAATGTGGGAAACATTGGAGCAAATGCAGCGGTACTGGCTGGCCCACTCAGTGGCGTGACCACAATCAATGCTAGTGGCAACGCCAATGTGGGAAACATTGGAGCAAATGCAGCGGTACTGGCTGGCCCACTCAGTGGCGTGACCACAATCAATGCTAGTGGCAACGTCAATGTGGGCAATATTGGAGCCACAAATTCAGTCATCACAGCCAATGGCACATTCGGCAACATTAACAGCGTCAGTGGTATACTTTCTGTAAGCGGTAATGCCAATGTGGGCAACATTGGCGCAGCGGTGGGGGTGTTTACCAGCGACATTATTGGGCAATCCAATCTATCAATAACCAGCAACATCACTGCTGGCAATATCAACGGTGTGAGTGGCATTCTGAGTGTAACTGGCAATGCCAATGTGGGCAACATTGGCGCTGGTAATGCAGTAATAACAGCCAATGCCACTTTTGGAAATATCAACGGAGTCAGTGGTATTTTGAACGTGAGCGGTAACGCCAACGTGGGCAACATTGGAGCCACAGCAGCGGTACTGGCTGGTTCACTGAGTGGTGTGACCACGATCAGCGCCAGTGGCAACGCCAACGTGGGCAACGTTGGTGCCACAGCAGCGGTACTGGCTGGTTCACTGAGTGGTGTGACCACGATCAGCGCCAGTGGCAACGCCAACGTGGGCAACATTGGTGCCACCAGAGGTGTTTTTGGCAGCATTGTAGGTAACTTGGAAACACCGTCACAACCCAATATCACTGTGGTGGGAACTCTTACTGGCCTCACAGTGAGTGGAAACGTCATTGGACAGAGTAATCTAGCAATCACCAGCAACATCACTGCTGGCAATATCAACGGTGTGAGTGGTGTCCTGAACGTCACTGGCAACGCCACTGCGGATTTAGTGATAACCAACAATAACGGAAATGGTACCAATTACCGTGTGGGAGATGACATCTGGATTGGCGACATTAACATTACCAACACCATGAGTTTGAGAGGTGGTCAGGATGCAGCCAATGCTTATGTTGTGTTCGGTAATGCCAACAATTATAAACTGGGACGTGCTGGCGTTGGTGCTCTGACCTATGATGATGCATTCACTGTGGCGGGCAATATCACTGGTCAAGCTAATTTGTTTGTGACCAGCAATATCACTGCGGGCAACATCAACAGTGTGAGTGGAATACTGAGTGTAACTGGGAACGCTAATCTGGGCAATGTTGGCGCCAACAATGCAGTGTTCACCGGAACGCTGAGCGTAACTGCTAACGCCAATGTGGGCAACCTGGGAACTGCTGGTTTGATCACAGCCACTGGTAACATCACTGGCGGCAACGTGGTCAGCAACGGCAATCTAGACACCAGTAACCTGTTGGTTACCAACAACTCCAATTTGGGTAATGTAGCAAATATTAAAATTTCTGGAGGCAGCCCAGATTATGTGTTAAAAACCGACGGCGCAGGCAATCTCAGCTGGGTGGCTGCTGGCGTTGTAAGCGGCGGAACAGCAAATCGGTTGGGTTATTATGCAACCACAGGTTCAACAATCACCGACACTGGTGCAAATTTAACCTGGAACGGAACAGATACTCTCACAGTGACTGGCACAGTGAGTGCCGGCAATCTGAGCGGCAACCTTACCACAGCAGCACAACCCAATATCACATCTGTGGGGACACTGGGCAGTCTCACAGTGACTGGCAATCTCTCAGCTGGAAACATCAGCAGTGGTGGAGGGTTAAGCGTAACAGGTAATGCCAATGTGGGCAACATTGGTGCTACCAATATCGTGGGCAACATAACCACAGCAGCACAACCCAATATCACTCAGTTGGGCAACTTGATGTCGTTAACCACAGGCGTTACTGATATTACTGCAAACACTAACAGCACCAGCACAACCACAGGTGCTTTAAAGGTAGCCGGTGGTGTTGGAATTGTGGGAAACCTCAATGTTGGTGGTAACGTTACTGGTGCCACATTTAACAATTTAAATTTAAGTTTAGGCAATGCTGCTGTTGCTACTAATATTGCTGTTGGATACCAAGCACTCAATGTGAATACTACTGGATTACAAAATACTGCCATCGGGTGGGGTACTTTACCTGGTGTAACCACTGGAGTAAACAATACTGCTTTGGGTTATAATACTGGCGCGGGTATTGAAACCGGTGATAATAATACTATTATTGGTGCCAACGTAACAGGATTAGGTGCAACTCTATCAAACACAATTATTATTGCAGATGGTGATGGAGTACAGAGAATTTATGTGAATTCTGACGGTGAAGTTCTGGTTGGCGGCACAACAGATCAAGGTGCTTATAATTTACAATGCAACGGTACTGGTGTTTGGGGTGCAGGTGCATATGTGAACGGGTCAGATCTGAGATTGAAGACCAATGTAAACAGTTTAGATAACAGTCTGGATCTGATACAACGACTGAGACCAGTTTCATTTAACTATGTTCCAGAATACAACAAAAGTCAAAACATTCATGTTGGCTTTATAGCACAGGAAGTCAAAGAAGTATTGAAAGATCAGGTTTATGTTGATGACGTAGTTCAACAAGGACATGAATATCTTGGTATGGCGTATCAGAGTTTGATACCATTGCTGGTCAAAGCCATACAGGAATTAACAGAAGAAGTTAACCGATTGAAGAAATAACGGTGCATCTATCAAACTGCTCTCACAAACAATAAATACAAATTGACGACATTGTGTAATTTGTATAGGAGAATTTTATGGCTGCACCTCAATGGATCACTAACGCAGGAAGTTTGGGAACTGCTGTTGAACTCAAACCCTATGAACTTGAACTGCAAGTGTCCACTGGAAACAGTCGCGCAGAATTTCAGATTGTGAGTGGCGGATTGCCACCCGGATTGATCTTAACGCCTTCTGGAAACATCAAAGGGTATCCCAGTGGGAAACTCAGCGGAGTTCCGCTGGATGTAAACGAAGAAACAGTGTTTACGTTTGTGATTCGCTGCATCAATGATCTGGGAGAACTCAGCGACAGAACTTTTAGTATCATAGTCACTGGTGAAGATCCACCAGAGCCCAGAACAGCACCTTACTCCAATCGAAATCTGGGAACATTTGCTGACGGCACCTGGGTAGAGGTTGATGTAACCGCACTGGATCGTGATCCTGGTGATACACTAACTTATCGTGTTGTGGGCGGTAGATTGCCTTTGGGACTGGAACTCAGTTCCACTGGCAGAATCACTGGGTATGCTGAGCCAGTGACTGAACCCAGCGTTACTTATAATTTTGATATAAACATCACTGATGGCAAAATTCCAGTTATTGCCACCTACAACATTATTATCGTACAAAGTGATCTGCTCACCAGCGATACTGTTGAAATCTACACCGACAGCAGCTTGAGTGATAGCAGTATTTCATTTCGAGCGCCAGTATTGTTGGATCGTGGCACAGCTATAGACACAGTGTTGGATGAAAATTATTTTTACTATAGATTTTCTGCCAGAGATTTTGACGGCGATGATATTGGTTTTGAAATTTTGCCCATTGTGAGAAGGCCCACTGTGGTAAGTTCAGTGGTTGACCCGGTTCTGACTCAGGATGACGAGATCAGCATAGATGGGAAATCTGTGGTGCTCACTGGAACCACTGTGGTGGATCTGGCTGCTGACATCAATCGAGCAATCGTGCCTGGTGTTAGTGCCGAAGTCAATAACGGGCGTTTGCTGATTTACACTGAAAACCCCAGTATTGTGTTAGTGGAAGTCAGTGGCACACTATTACAAACTTTGGGTTTTTTAACTCCTCCAACCATTGAATATACTGCTAGTAGAAACCCTGATGACACTGATGGTGATTTGATCACGCAGGATCTGGACGAAGTTCTTCCGGAAGATTTAGCAATCAACACAGACACTGGATGGTTATACGGTTATCTGAAACCCATATCACAGGGCGAAAAAGTCTATAACTTTTGGGTCAGAGTATACAAAAAGAAACACGAAGCCAGTGAAATCGCCATCCAGACTGACTATGCAACTACTCTGCCGTTTAGTATTGTAAACAACCAAACACAGGCTGTTCTGGATAATCTGGGGCTAGATGTTCCTTACACCAATTTTGTTGATAAAACCATTGTGTTTTTTCAACAAGAAAACATGTCAGCGACTTATGATGGTTTAGACGGAACCACTTATACCACAGATCCCAGTACCGTTGAAGCAGACGGGTGGTTTGATGAGACCAGCACAATTATTCCAGGGTGGACTGAGAGTTCATCTAGTACCAGCAGTTCAATTCAGAATAAACGAGCTGGTTTGTGGAAATTTGTGGAATCAGTTACTCCTGGTTATTATGTGCTGGAGTTTGTTCAAGAGATTCAGCAGGGAAGCATTGTGTATGCCAAGAGATTTACTGGTACCAATGCTGATAGTTATTCCGAGCCCAGTGTAAAAAGATTGTATCAGACCGGAAGCAACTGGGACCCCACTGCTGTGGTGCAATCTAACAGTGTGACTGATACTATGATTTTGGATAGTGTAGCTGAAATTGTGGTGGGAGCCACAGTGACTGGCAACAACATAACAGGAGGCACCACTGTACTCAGTATCAATAATACATTATCCACTGTGACACTGAGTGCAGCGCCCACTGGGTCTGGAGTATATGCCGGCGACACCCTGACTTTCTCCAGTAATCAAACGGTGCCAACATTTACAGAATATCATTTGGTGAACCCATCTAGTACATTGTGGGAAAAGCAGATTACTATAAGCAGCAGCGCCAACTATTTGCTCAACTGGGTTACTGATACTGATTTGGGTGATATCATGAGCGGTGTTCCTTGTAAATTTCGCGTGGAGGCTGTGAATCAGGGCGGAAGCAAAGTAAAATATCGGTTTGTGTCAAAAAACTTCAAAACAGTGCTGGGCAATTTCACACAATCTGAATATATCAGACTGGACAGCGTGGATAATTTGGCGCTCAATATGACTGTGAGTGGAGAAGGCATAGTGGGCTATCCCTTGGTGCTAGAGATCAATGAGTCAAACAGCACAGTGAGACTGAGCTCTGCACAAACCATAAGTAACAATACTACACTGGGATTTGACGGCACAGATATTCCACGTGGTTTGAGGATTTCTGAAAACGGAGAAATTGAAGGCCGAATCAGTCATCAGCATTTTGTTCTCAATGATAGAACTACCTTTGACGTATCCACTGGAGAGACCACTTTTGATAGAACCTATACCGTGAATGTTGTGGCTGAAACATATTTGAATGATCCTATTCAAAGACTCATAAGCAGCACCAAAACTTTCACATTCCGTGTTCTGGATTATAAAACACGACCCAGTAGCAACTTTTATCTGGAATTTGCTCTCAACGAGCGTGATCGTAATGAAATCTCCAGAGCTATATACAACGACCTGATAATACCAGATGAAAACGTATATCGTCCAGATGATCATTGGTTTGGAAGACAGAACAGATATCGCATGTTGGTGGGGTATGGATTGGACACTGCCAAAGATGCTGAAGTAATTAGTGCCATAGCTGCATATCATTATAACAAAAGATATGTTTTTCGTGAACTTCGATGGGCACAGAGTTTGGATTCAAACGGCAATGTAGAATACGAAGTTATCTATGTAGACCCACTGGACAATCTCACTACCAGTACTGGTAACACCATAACTGGTACCGTGGATGTTAGAAGCCTAAACATACCGATTACAACTGATACAGCTCTGGATAGCACAGATACCGAACTACTGGATGTGAGTCAGGATAGACTGTTGGATCTTTACCCTGCCAGCTTGCCCAACATGCAACGCAGATTTAGAACAGTGTTGACTCCCAACAATCGTAAATTTTTGCCCAGCTGGATGACCAGCAGACAACCTAATAATAGATATTTGAACTATGTTCAGGCTGTTCCCCTGGTATATCTCAAACCCGGCACAGGAAAACTGGCCTTGTATAAACTACAGCAGGTACTAAAAGTCAATACTGTTAGTGCAGTAACTGACCGTTATGCTTGGGACGACGGATTGGCTCTAAACTATGATAAAGATCTGGATCAGTTCAAAGACAATCAACCCACTACTTGGGATCAAATAATAATAGATGACAATGTGCCAATTCGTATTGTGGGAGAAGTGGACTTTGCTGTGGATTCACCATTCTGCCAGATCAATGGAAAACTGATGCGAGATCTACAAATTGCTGGTGTGGTGGATGGTGCTCGTGGCAGCTTACACAACAAGACTTTGGTATTTTACAAACAGGAAAATTTTGCTGCTTCGGAAATTGAAGAATTCCCCGACTACGATGGTTGGGGAAGACTCAATCCCAGTTTTGATGAAACTGAACTGGTGACTTTGATTGCGTCCACGACTTCAAACACCGTTATTACTGTGGATAGCGTGGACAGAATTCGTGAAGGAATGACTGCACAAGGCACTGGCATAATCGGAGCACCAGTAGTAACTGCTGTTGATACGGTTCTCAACACTGTTACACTGAGTGTTGTGCAAACACTGGACGTTGGGCAAACACTGGACGTTGGAACGCAGGTCAGTTTTGTGGATCTGTACGGTGACAATTACGAAACCTATCGAATAATTCCGGGATACACTGAACTTACCAAAACACAAACAGTTACCGCGGTGGTAACTGGAAATACTGTCGCAAGTCAAACAGTGATATTGGATTCTGTATATTTGATCACAGTGGGTCAAACAGTGAGTGGTGGTACTATCGCAGGATCGCCCACTGTGACTTCCATAGATGCCGTAACCCGAGCTGTCACACTCAATAGTGTACAAACATTAAATGACGGTGATACACTGACATTTACTACACCAGGAGCATACACAGTATGGAGCAGCGGTTCATCTTATACTCAGGGAGACATAGTGAGCTACAACGGAGCATATTATGTTTGTGTCTACGCACACAGCGCAGAACCCTCTTTCCCGGCAGATTATTTTGTGCTGTTGGACACTCCACAAGATCAGTATCAGCGAGCTGGTATCTGGAGAATGCTGGAAAATGAATCAGGCATTATCACTTTGAGGTTTGAACAGTCACTTGGTTACACTGGCGAAACATTTGACAGTGTGATTGTGCGCTCTGGTGTTCGCCACGGCGGGCAGGTTGTGAGTTTGGTGGATCCAGCAACACTGGGGATTGGTTATTCGGTGCCGGGTTTCATCAATCGTGACTCACAGATGAACGCGGCAGATGGCACAGTTTTTGATAACAGAACCACAGAATTCTTTGATCAGAACACAGATACATACCTGGAAACAGATCAAGGCACTAAATACATTAAGTTCATTCACAGCACTATCATAGATAGAGGAATAGTAGATGTCTAGTCAAATCACACCCAATAGCATTAATCAGAATTATCCAGTAGCTGGAGTTGATAACAACAGCCAGGGATTCAGAGATAATTTCACCAGTATCAAGAATAATTTTACAGTAACCGCTCGTGAAATCAATGATCTCATGGACAAAGTGGTGGTAAAAGCTCCGTTAACCTACGGCAGCACACCATCAGCTACTAGCAACAATTTAGCTGATGCAATCCTGGAAGGGGCGGTATTTAAAGATTGTAGCTTGACCACTGCTACCAAAGGTACTGTTACTACCGCTGGAACCCTTACTATTGATTATTCTGATGGTAGTTTTCAGACTGTGACACTGAGTGGGTCTAGCGTATCCAGCACTTTGGCATTCAGCAACCTACCACCCAGTGGAAAGTACGGCGAACTGAAACTCAGAGTTAATGTAACAAACGTGACTCACACCATCACCCTGCCAGCGGCTATCTCATTGTACGATCGAGCTCTGTCCAACTATGATCACACCACCCGTGTGATCACATTCCCCAGCACTGGTTATTATGATCTGGTTTTTGATACCGCTGATGCTGGCGGCGCCATTGCTGTACGAGAAGTGGATAGCAAACCCAAACCCATTGTGAAGTATCTGACTGCGAATGCAGTAATAACCGGCAATTCATTTGTGGTGGTGGGAAATTCCACAGTGGGCACATTGTCTTTTACTGCTTTGGCTAATAAAGTCTACAAGTTTGAAGCAGCTTTGCCCATTATTCATTCCAACGGAAGCACAGACACTCATAGTTTGGCAATGAATTTCAGCGCAGGAACCTGTTACTATGTGGTGGAACAACAAGCTGGACCCACTAGTGCATTCACAGCAAACACAGCAATCACTTCAGACAGCACTGGCAGTACAGTCACAACCAGCAGTACCAGTGCTAAGTTTGTTCGCATTACTGGAACATTTACTCATACTGGTAACGTCACAGTGAGCGTGAGTTCCAAAACCAGTGGCAACACTTTTACTGTGATTCAGGGCGCAAGTTTAATAGCAACACAATTGGGTTACTAATTGAATATTTCTGGGATCTGTGTTATGCTGAGTAAATACACATATGAACGTAGATCTCAACGCTTACAAACAATTTGTAGATGGGGTTACCAGTAACCCCAGTAAGAACCAGGACCACTTGGATGATGTAATGGCCGCACACGCCAGCAATTTTAATGTCCCCCGCCTGCTCACTGCTGGAATTGGTCTTAGCAGCGAAACTGGCGAATTCAATGAAATACTAAAGAAAGTGATGTTTCAGGGCAAATCATTTAACCCTGAAACTCATTTTCATCTTATGAGAGAATTGGGAGACATCATGTGGTACTGGATTCAAGCCTGTATTGCATTGGGTCTGGACCCCAATCAGGTGATTGCAGAAAATGTCAACAAACTTCAGTCCAGATATCCTGGTGGTAAATTTAATGTTTACTACAGTGAAAACAGAAAGGCGGGGGACCTTTAATGCACCCTTTGCTCCAGGATCTCACTACTCTCACTGATCAGGAGTTGCAGGAACGTATCTCCAAAATAAATATGGTATTGCGTGGTAATGGAAATGGTAGTGTTGTTCAACAAGCTATCATGATTCGTGAATCGTTGGCAGCAGAACAGATTCGACGCAATCAGGCGTTGTTAGAAAAACTCAGCAAAAATCAAAAGATATCAGATGTGATTGATATCAGTTAGGAATCTATTATGAATGTAAAATTGGATTGGCACAGTGATTTTTTGGGAATATGTGCTTATGATGATAAAATTTTCCCCAATCATTTTTCAGTAGATTTACACATGGTGACCAAAAGCGAAAATGCACGCCATCAAAATATTGCTTTCGAACGAATGAAAGTGATTGTGAATGAACTTTTTGCTCACAGTATTTTCATAAGTCATAATAATCCCCTGATGCAAAAACTCACTGATATCTACCCAGAAAAAATGGTAGTGCTTCCAGAAGAAGCCTATGATCAGGTGATTGGCATTGCTCTGTACTGCAAAATCAATGCAGCTCTGGAAGATGCTATTACCTGTAACAAAGTAAGAATCAGTAGTAAATTTGGTGACCAGGTTTGGTATGAATTTGAAGCCGGCGACGCTATGGGTCCTTTTGCCAAAGGAACCAAATTAAAGGGTCGACGTAAAAATCGAATCCCCTGGTGGCATCGCAGTGATCTTATGACATTTGATGCAGTGGGTGACATCACTGTGACTACCTGGGAAGATCTAGAACTGGGTTGGGAGGAAACTGCTGAAACTGAAGAAACTTATGAATTTATTCCAGATCGTGCAGCAGAAGTAATAGATATCAAGAAGGGTCGGAAATCTCCCAAATTTAATGCTGAAGTTTTCAATGGCGGAAAACAGACTGATGAAGATTAATGCGTGTGGCCAAGTGGGTTGGTCTCAGGCTGAACTGCTGGATTTAATCCGTACAGATCCCAACAAGGATTTGTCTGGAGTTTTTGTACTGGATCCACTCAAACACAATTTGGGTGTCACTGACACATATAGTGATTTAAACATCGTACATGCTTGGTTGGAGACTGCTGATCCCGCTGACATGCACGAAAAAATGCAATCAAACTGGCAGATGCCCACGGAGTTCCAACAACTGGACATTGCTGAACTTTTGCTCAGTAGGTGCAATGACCAGGCAGAGCTCCAGCGCATGGGGCAGGAACTGCTGCTTTATTTAGATTATGGTCTACTGGATCTGTTGAGGTACCTTCATTACATGGTCACAGTGTTTCAACAACACGATATTGTGATGGGAGTAGGACGCGGTAGCAGTGTAGCCAGCTTCGCACTTTACAAAATAGGAGTACATCAGATCAACAGTTTGTATTGGGATCTGGATATCGCAGAATTTCTTAAATAAAAACACAAAGGAAAAACTATGGCAAACATTGTAACAACTTCAAATGGCGTTCCGATTGATATGGAAGCACTCAAATCTAAAAATGAAAAAACTGTGGCTGTGGGAAACATGAGAGTCAATGCTCGTGGTGACGAACTCAGCCCCACCACTGGAAAAATTACCAAAACTCGCAATCAAAGAATGACTGAATACTACAAGCTGCATAGCACTGTGCCCAAACCACCAGAAAAAAGTCGCAAATCCAGTGCTTTGGTGGAAGTCAGTGTGTCTGCAGATGCAAAACCCCCAATTGGAGAAAAAAAGTAACTCATGTTTAAGACTCAGGGAAATATCAAAGCCTTGCACGACCATGTGATTGTGCAGGACATGCATTTTGGTGAAAGAGTCACCCAGGGCGGAATCGTGCTGCTGGGCGACGACGCTCGCAGCAGTGGTATCAGACCCCGGTGGGCCAAGGTATACGCGGTGGGCCACGAACAAAAGGACATCACTGTGGGCCAATATGTTTTGATTGAGCATGGACGTTGGACTCGTGGTGTGGAGCTCACTGAACCTGCGGGTGAAAAGCTGGTGATACGCCGAGTGGAAGTGGATGCAATCTTGGCAGTGAGCGACGAAAATCCAGGATCCGACGACACCATTAACGGAAATGCTGCTTAACCAAAATTCAAAAATTTTTAGAAATTTTGTTGACGGCAGCCAGGGCAGTTGCTAGACTTGTAGAGTAGTTAAAACGTCCTTTAAGGAAAAAACACATGACAAACACTCAAAAGCAGATGGTTCAGACGCGGCTCACGGAAGGCGTGGTTTGCCTGCGGTATCAGAAGGCTGATGGCACGATTCGTGACATTCACGCCACCCTCCGGGCTGACAAGATGCCGGCTACGGAAGCCACCAAGGCTGCTCGCAGCAATGATCAGATGCAGGCTGTTTGGGACACCCAGAAGTCCGAATGGCGCAGCGTTCGCTGGGAGCGTGTGCTCAGCGCCGAGCTGGTCTAACCTCCAACCTTAACCCCAGGATGGTTTGGTTTGCGGACTGGTTTCCTATAACCAAACCATACTGGATACAACTGAATAACCACCCAAAGGCCGACTTTTAGTCGGCCTTTGTGATTTTTAAATTTGGTTGACAATTTTTAGCCTGTTTGCTATCATAAAAGAGTAATGGAAAACACAACGCTTCCTCAATTTGACCGTAACAGGCACGGTGGCTTTTATGACCGCGGTGCCGCTGACGCTTACTATGGGCGTGAACCCAAACCACATTGGTGGCCTGAGGGCACCTACTGCGGAGAAGAAGTGCTGGTCACTTCGGCAGAAGAAGTGGCTGAGTACATGGCTGGCTACACCGAGTGTACTGATCGCAAAGAATGGTAAGAAAATGAAAAACAAAATCACCATTCAAAATCGCCCGTCGGTTAAGATCAATGGCCGGTGGTACCATACCGCCAAAGCAGCGGCCGAACAATATAGCTGTTATAGTGTTGCTATGTGGAAACGTAGACTTCGTGCAGTGCCTTCTCCTGATTTTGTGACTGCTTACTGGCGGCGTCGTGATCGTGTAGAGGAACTTGCTTACAAGGTCTTCAAAAAATATCTGCCCTAAAACTTTGCAGTTTGGTTGACTAACCCCGCTCAACTTGCTATACTAAAAGAACAATGAAACAACAACATCAAAACACCGCAGACTACGCCAGCAATTTGCACGCTCAACGCAATTTGTTTTACGACAACCAGCCCTACTCAGTACACTTGATGGATGTGTACAACGTGTTGCTGCCGCTGTTTGGCGACAACGACGTGATTATGAAGGCTGCTCTTTGCCACGATTTGCTGGAAGACACCTCTATCACCTACAACGACCTGAAGAACCAAGTGGGCGAAGCCACAGCTGATGTGGTGTACGACGTTACCAACGAACTGGGCAAGAACCGCCGGGAACGTGCTGAACGCACCTACCCCAAAATTGCAGCCAATCCGTTGGCTGTGATTGTTAAGGTTGCGGACCGCATTGCCAACACTCGCTACAGCCAGAAACAGGGTAGCAGCATGTACTCTAAGTACTGTGCTGAGTACCCCAAGTTCCGAAATGCTCTTTACAACGCAAATCATATCAACCAGTACCCTGCACTGGGCAATCTGTGGGCCATTTTGGACCAGATCAGCCGCCCTGTGTAAGTTGTTGAAAACAAAGGATCAATATGACACCAGTTTGGGTTGTATTTGAAATCTACTCTCCTCTTTATGAAAATAAAGAGTACAAAAACCTTGACAAAGTGTTTGCTTATCGCGAAAAAGCTGAATTCTACGTTCAGTGCGAACAGGAACGTCGTAAACTGGACGGCCTCAATGGGTACAGTTACGAAATACAAGAAACTGTATTCGACGTTTCTGTATAAACTGTTGAAAACCAAAGGCAATTAAATTTGCATTTGGTTGACCCAGATTGCCCAAACTGTTATACTAAAAGAGTAGCAGTAACACAGCACACAGGAGACAGTTTCGATGAAAGATTTCTTAAATCAAGAGCTGGCCATTGGCGATCATGTTATCTTAATTCAGGACGGATATCGTTCGTACGATGTTGGGGTAATTGAAAAATTTACTCCCAAGCAAATTCGAGTTAAAATTAACAGCTATCCTGGATCTAAAATGCAATACCCTGTTCAGCTGGTGAAGATTCTGCCTGAACAGTTGACCTGGTACGTCATCTCCAAATAGTAAACAATTTGGTTGCATTTGCTTGCCCAATTTGCTATACTAAAAGAGTAGCAGAAAACACACACTACACAAGGAAAACAAATGGCGCGAATTACGACGGAAGTTTGTTATAAAATTTGGGACGACGATTCCGGTGACCGTTTTGAAGTTTGCGATGATGCAGACGCTTTGGGTATGACAGATATTCGCTGCGTCGACAGCGATGGAAAAATTTGTAATCGAATTTCAATTCCTGATAAGTTTCTCCCAGCAATTTTTGCTGCACTGGAAAAGAAGATGATTGAAAAGAAATTGTCCTTGGTTGGTTAAAAACACATGATTATCAACAACACACCTGAAAATAATGCAGTACTCAGCAACGTCGCTCAAGTGAACAATTTTGCTATCAAAGCGACGGCAAAAAGTTTCCAAATTTTAAGCAGTGGCCTGTATGCGAACAAGATTCGAGCTATCATCCGCGAACTCAGCTGCAATGCAGTTGACAGTCACGTGGCTGCTGGTTGCCCCGACCTTCCTTTTGATGTTCACCTGCCCAACGGGTTTGAGCCCTGGTTTAGTATCCGGGATTATGGCGTGGGTTTGAATCACGATCAAGTGACCAATATCTACACCACCTACTTCGAAAGTACCAAGACCACCAGCAACGAATTTATCGGCGCACTGGGGTTGGGCAGCAAGAGTCCGTTTAGCTACACTGACAACTTCACAGTGACTGCGGTAAAGGATGGTGTTTGTGGTGTATACACTGCTTTTATTAACGAGCAGGGAGTACCCAGCATCGCGCTGATGAGCAGCATGCAGACTGATGAACCCAATGGCGTGGAAATCAAGTTCAGCGTAAATGGTCAAGACTTTTCCAAGTTCCGCGACGAAGCAGTAAATGTATACAGTTGGTTTCAGCTGATACCAAAGGTTTACGGCAACGATCATTTTGCCCAGTATGTGACGGATTACAAAGTAAAATACGTTGAACAAAATTTGATTCCAGGTGTTCACCTTTTTGAAGCTTCAGTGTATCACGGCGTCGGTCAAGGCGCTTGTTATGCGGTCATGGGAAACATTGCCTATCCGATTCAGATCCCCAATGCACAAGAAAATTTGAAGCATCTGTCCGAGTTATTGAACTGCAATCTGGTACTTGAATTTAACATCGGGGAACTGGATTTTCAAGCCAGCCGTGAGGGCCTCAGTTACGACGCGAATACTATCAAAAATATTCGCCAACGACTGGAACAGCTAAACTCAGCACTGTTTGATCGACTGGTTCAGAGTGTTGGGTGTGTGGATAATGTTTGGGAACGATTCGAACTACTACAGGAAAAGAGTCGACACAAACTATGGCGTTCAGTGATAGTAGAATATCTGACAAGAAATCCTCATCCTGCTTATTCTTGGACACGTGGACTCGTTTCCAAGATCATAAAGCTCAGTGAAACCCAGTTGGTTGAATGGAACATCAATTTGTCGTCGTTTCGGTCAGCTGGATACTATAGCACTCTAAACAGGCTGAAAGCCAGCAATGAGTATGATTATAATACAAATCAAAACATAAAACGTTGGAACATCGAGATCGACCCTGGACATATGTTTGTGGAAAATGATACCAAAGTTGGAGCCTTACAGCGCACTCAGTATCATGCTCGAAAAAACAATATCCGCAATACGTTCTTCGTCCTGGATCCGTTGGATCGTAAGAAACCCATGAACGTTCAAGCGTTCTATGATGCAATCTACAATCCACAGGCCAAACAGATCCAGAAAGTCAGTTCGTTGGATCAAGAAGAGCGCAAAGCCAGAGCATCCAATGTGACTATTTTGATGCTGCAACCACGCAACCACGGCAGCTATTCTGCTCGAAGGGAACTGGTTTGGCAGGCAACTAGTGACTTGGCAAGTTTTGACACCGACGCCAAGTTTTATTATATGCCCTTGAGCAACTATGAAGTGATCAGCGATTTCAAAATCTCTGACATCAAGATGCTCTACGACAAAATACAGAAATCTGGGTTGTTTAACACACTGAATATCTACGGTGTTCGGAAGGCTGATCTCAGCAAGGTTCAGGCTATGCCCAATTGGATCAATCTTGAACAGTTTATGGTTGAGTCTCTCACAACGTTCGACACCAAGAAGGTTGGGAATTTGTTTAGACAATCCATTGACTGCTACGAAAAACTTTGCTACAATAAACGTGTAGCAGATCAGTTGAGCCCCAACAGTGCTTATCGTCAATTAAGTGAGAAGCTGAACTTTAAAGATCAAGGCGTGGTTGATGGCAACAGCTTAAACGATTTGTTCCAAATTTTTGGAATTAAGTCGCCCGTGACAGAGCAGATAAAGTTGATAAAGAAAGAAGCTGCACAAGTGCTCAAACGTTATCCTCTATTGCGTTACGTTCATTACGATTTCCGTATGGACTTCGAAGCAGTGGTGGAATATATTAACCTCATCGACCAGAAGTAAATACACACAAGAGGAGATTTTATGTCTTTTCCATATTTGATTCAGGGTTCCAACATTGTGATTGTGATTGGGACTAATTCACACACGATCAATCGGGCGCATATTGCCTACGATAAGATTGTAGAGGCCATCAAGGCCAACGACTGGCAGCAGGTTCAGGACCTGGTTGAACCCAAGAAGATCGTGCTCAACTACGGTGCTGGCAATATCAGCATCCAGGGCGACAAGATGTTCTGGAAGGATCAGGAGTTCCACAATGTTTTGGCTCTGCGCCTGATCAAGATGTTCCAGGAAGGCTTCCCCATTGAGCCCATGATTAACTTCATGGAGAACCTTATGCAGAACCCCAGCAAGCGAGCTGTGACTGAGCTGTACGGTTTCCTGGAAAAGGGCCAGCTGCCTATTACTTCCGACGGACACTTCTTGGCTTACAAGAAAGTTCGCGAAGACTACAAGGATGTGTACAGCGGTACTTTCGACAACAGCGTGGGCAAGACGGTGGAGATGGAACGCAACCAGGTGGATGACGACAAGGATCGCACCTGCAGCACTGGCTTGCACTTCTGCAGTCAGGATTATCTGAATCACTTTAGTGGCGAACGGGTGATGATCCTCAAGATCAATCCTCGCGATGTGGTTTCGATTCCCGCTGACTACGGCGACACCAAGGGCCGCTGCTGCCGGTACGAAGTGATTGGCGAGCTGGGCGTGGATCCGGCTGAAGCGTTCACTGCGGCAGTGCAGGAAAATGCCAACACCGAAGCGGAAGGTCAGGGCAACTAACAATGCCTCAAGCTGAAGTAATCACTCAGCTGGAACCGAACGAAATCTTTGTGTTCGGTTCCAATACGGCAGGGCGGCATGGTGCAGGCGCCGCCCTGCAGGCACATCGCCAATGGGGTGCTGAGTTGGGAGTAGGCAAGGGGTTAACCGGACAGTGTTATGCTTTCCCCACACTTAACGGAAGGTTGGATCAACTCACTTGGGAGGAACTTGCAGCATCCGTAATCAAGCTGTACGAGTTTTGTTACCAAAATCCTCAATTGACGTTTTTGCTGACCAAAGTGGGTTGCGGGCTAGCTGATTATCCTGAGGCTTATATCCGAGCTTTGTTTCATGCTCCGCCTCCCAACTTGATTTTGCCACTGGATTGGCAATAAAATTTAAAGTGCGCCCGAAGCTGTAGGGTGTAGCAGGGCCTCTAAAACCCCGGGACGTGGGTTCGAGTCCCACCGGGCGCACCAACTATTTTTATGTATGATTTATCAAGCTATCATGGCTGTGTAACTGAATGGAATAAATGGTTCGCATGGTACCCTGTCACTACTATTTCTAAAAAGCGTGTGTGGTTAGAATGGTGTTATAAACGAACAGTATTTGAATGGTCTTGGGAAGGGTTAAAAATTGATAAATATCAATACGCTAACATTTTTGATATACTAGGAGAATAATATGACGTAGATTACCGAACTACTTGCAAATGACCTGATTTTTCATTTCAACAAGAAACATTTAGAAGACCCAACTATCCCAATGTGGACCATCAAGGCACGTGGGCGTTCTTATTATGTTAACCACGTCTCTTGCGAAATGCCCTGGAGCACAAAAGAAACACCTGACTCCAATCACACCAAGGGCAGCATCAAAATTCGCAAATGTGTGTTGCGTATTGATCAAGATAATTGTGCAACAATTACCAAACCTACCTCTAATGACATTGCTCGTCTCAAGTATAAAAAACCGCCCATCAGAGTTTTGTATGGCGCCTTGTATGCAGACAGTGTGAATCGAGCCGTTGAAAATCATCAGCTCAAACAGGGCAAGATCCTGCTGGTTAAAGGCATTTGCGGCAACAACTTTTATATCAGTGAATTCTACAAGGATACGGATATAACGCTGCTGACACTAACTTTACCATCTTATGCCATGCGAATTTTGAACCCTTACGAACAATACTATCGTTTGTATGATGAGACCGAAGATGATGAGATTTGGGAGATTGAGGAGTACGAAGACGATGAATCAGACGATGCCGAGTAAAGTGCCTAATATAAGGCACAAACACCAAATTGTAAAATTTGATGCATACAGTTGGGAAGGCAAGCTGGGTGAAGTTTCTGAATGGTGTTGTGAAAATTTTGCTGATAAACAATCATGGTGGATAGACTGGCAAGGAATAAGTAGCCGCAAAGAATGGTTCATAAGCACTGATAATGAACAATACGCTACCATGTTTGCATTGAGATAGAGCTAGCAGTAGATGCAAAAATATATAATCTCATCCAATAAATCCAACTCAGTAATCGAAATAGTTGATTGGTGTGTGTTAACTTTTGATCAGCATGAACAATGGCTAATTGATATTGTAAACGGTTGTCCAACACTGATAACCAGTAATGAGCGGTATGCTACTATGTTTGTATTGAGATGGGGTTGAAAATCTAATACAAAAAATCTCAGCAACGCCACTTGTATAATATATAAGATAGAACATGAATAGCCATCACGATCGCAGCACTCACCTCAAAGAACTTATATACGAAAGTCCCAATGGTGGCAAAACCATAAGAATAAGGCGTTCTTCGTTTTGGAATAAAAACCAGTACACAGAATTCCAATTGGTAGAATTGTTGGATATGTTGGTGGATAGTGAGCGAGATCCCTCACTGAAAGAAATGATAAGTCAAGCAGTTGCGTACTGGACTCTTAAACATCGATAATCAGAAGGAATATATAAAATAAGAACATGAAAGATCTATGGGTAGAAAAATACCGCCCCAAGACACTTGAGGGGTATGTGTTTGCTGGTGAGCAGCAGAAACTTCAGATTGAAAATTGGATACAGGATCAACAGATCCCCCATTTGTTGTTTAGCGGAGGACCAGGTACTGGCAAGACCACACTGGCCAGAATATTGATTGGTGCTATAAACATACATCCCTATGATATGTTGGAAATCAATGCCAGTGCAATAACTGGTATTGAAAATATCAGAACCAATATCTTGAACTTCGTGAGCACTATGCCCTTTGGTCCCAGCAAAGTGGTTTTGCTGGAAGAAGCCGATCACTTGAGTCAGCCAGCACAGGCTGGCTTGAGAAACATCATGGAAACTCATGCTGACACGGCTAGATTTATTTTGACCTGCAATCTTCCGCACAAAATTTTGCCAGCTATCAAAAGTCGGTGTCAGGGGTTTCATATTGAAAAACTCAACATCACTGGGTTCACTCAACGCATAGCAGAAATTCTTATCAATGAAAACGTGGAGTTTACTGAACAAACTTTAGATATTCTAGACACTTATGTAAAAGCCACGTTTCCTGATCTTAGAAAATGCATCAACATTTGTCAAATGAATACCATAAACGGCCAGTTGACGTTGAGCAAAGAAGCTCATACTGGCACTGCGGATTATCGTATCACTGCTACTGACTTGTTCAAGAGTGGTAAAATTCGTGAAGCTCGTAATCTGATATGCAACAATATATCTGCAGATGATGTTGAGGAACTGATCACCTGGGCTTATCAGAACCTGGAATTATGGAGCAAAACACCAGAGGGACAGGATCAGGCTATTTTGATTATACGCAAAGCAGCAGTGAACGCCAGCATGGTTGCTGATCACGAAATCAACGTAGCAGCCATGTTCACAGAATTAGGACAAATCAATTAAGGAAGACTATGTATCTACTAGCAAAATACTACAAGGTTCCTCGGGACCCAAAAAGAACCAGCGAAAAGGGCTATATTCTAGACCAAGAAAATTTTCGCTGGGACGAATCGGTAAATTTCGTGATCAAACCCACTGATAAAGACCTCAGGGAAAACAACGTGGTGCTGGATATTTTTGGCCAGCAGATGCTGAAATGCAGTGTCGCTGATCGCATTGGCACTGATTTTGACATGGTGTTTGCCTATTTCTATAAGAACTATCAAACTTACTTTGATCGTATCTTTGCAGCCGTGGGCATCAAGGCCGTTGACGAACAAGGTAATGAAATTGTACCCGAAACGTCTGGTCCGCTGCCAGTTGAACATCCACAACAACCAGCAGCGGAACCAAATACCGAGACTATTTCAGATCAAACAGTTTCGCCGTAAATTTTTAAAATTTCAGCAACAGCAGGATGCCGCTCGATGTGATTGTAATTGAATTCAATTCCGCTCACAAAGCGGCATTTTCCTATCTGAGACACTAGAGTTTTAAAATCCAGCAACCCGTTTTGGGATGCTTTGCGATCAGTTTGTGCAAGATCACCAGTGAGTATGATTTTGCTACCTTCACCAATGCGGGTAAGCAACATTTTCATTTGGGCAGGTGTGGCATTTTGCATCTCGTCAGCTATTACCCAAGCATTCTTGAAAGTTCTACCTCTCATGTATGCCAGAGGTGCTAGCTCAATGGTTTGATTCTGGATCATTTGTTCAATTTGGTTCATATCATAACATTCTCTGATGATATCAAACAGTGGTTGAGTCCATGGTGCCATTTTGCTATTGAGGTCACCAGGCAAATAACCATGGCTTTCACCCTCTACTCCCACGGCTGGTCTGGTTAATATCAATCGTTTTACTGTGCCATCACGCAAGGCTTGTATGCCAGCCATCATGGCCAAGAGAGTTTTGCCGGTACCTGCAGGACCCACTGCAAAAACAATATACTTAGTGGGGTCCATGAGCAAGTCCAAATATTCCTCTTGGACAGTGTTTCGAGGTACAATATTAAGGGAATTTTTCTGTACTCGATCAAATTGGATCGTGTTGTTGGCATTAGTTGCCGCTTTTTGTTGCTGTCTTTTCTTCGACATCAAGTCCTCCCTGGATTTAGTGGATGTCTATGATATTTAAGCGATATGAAAAAATATTCACCACAATGTGTTTTTGCTGAAAATTTTGACTAAGTAAACAGTATGCCTTTTCGTTCAGATAGTATAAATAAATGGAAGGCAATAAAAGATGGCAACTCAGCTGAAAGAAATTATTGAAAACATAAAACAAGTGAGCATGTCCAGCTCTTCTCTGAATACTCTATTGGATTTTGAAAGAGTGCTGGACGAAATGAATCTGTATGCTTTTATGAACTGGAAGACTGGTGAGCTGGTTCAGGGGCCTGAAGTTGGCAAGTATCGTGTAAAATGCACGTTTATGTGGCCCTATGGTATGATGCCAGACCCAGCTGGTGCTGAACGATTACTGAACTTTGGAGCCCGTGTGCAGTGGTCCAAAGATTGGTTATTGTACCCCATTGAGGTTAAATCAGCTGATGACTATCGTCCTGGTATTAAAAAACCCCGTATTGCACAAAAGCAGATATGGTTAGTAACCATTGATTTACCCAAGAGTTTGATCAAAGACATTGAACGCGGTGTGGCAGATGTACTAAACAGCACAGTGGATCTGGATGACATTGATGCTGCATACGAGAAAGATCTGGACAAACAGGGTGTCAACAGCGATCAAGTGGATCAGCAGGTATCAGACGAAATGCAAGGAGCCGCTGGAGAAGAGCAAACTGGAGGTTTGGGATTATGAAACATCTAACTGAAAGTTTTGAAGTGGGCGATCTGGAAAATGTTTTGCAAAATTGGATTCATGTGGATGAATACAAAAGCAAAATGAGTCGTGATGACAAAAATTGTGTAATCAGCTTCACAGTGGATGACAAAGTTGCTGCAAGTGACCTGGTGGATTTTCTGGAACGTGGTTATGATTTTGTTCTGGATGCTGATATCAGTAATAGTGAGATCAGTATCAACCGTTATCTGGTGTTTATGGAACTGGCTAGAAGAACCACAATGTATGAAAAAATACACAAGATACTCAGCGATCTCAAAGCAGCCAGTGGTATTAATCCCAACCAGTGGAAATTCAAATTTATGAAAGACAAAGAGTACCAGCCTTTCACCAAAGAAAATTTTGATAACATTGTCCCGCTGAGCCCTAAAGAATATCGTAAACGCTATCAAAAACCCATTGATGATCTTAAAACAGCAGCAGGGTTACCAGTATCCACTGCACCTGTGGAAGACCAGGATCTCAAGCAATTACAAAATCTAGCTGGTATCTAAAAGGATCTCTTATGTTCATGCGAGCAAAATTAATGGCTATTGTGGGTGTTGGACTAGCAGTCATGATGCTGGGATTTTGGCTTTATTATCGCAGCAGTCAGAAAAAATTACAAGAACAGGCTGCTGAAATTGCTCGTAAAGAAATAGAAGTAGAGCAGCAAAAAGCCATACGTGAACAGATAGAAAAAGACATCAAAAAAGCCACTGAGCTCAGAGGCGAAGTAAATCGTGCAATGCAACGAACCCAGCAGAGTATTGATGATATGAGAACAAAACTGGGACCCAGAACTGACCCTGCCACTGGTGCAGTAACCACATTAGGAAAAGCTGCGGTAGAAAAAACCGACACCATAGAACGAGCAGTAAACCGTGGTACGTTGGAACAATTGAGGTGCTTTGAACTATTAACTGGCAGTCCACTATCCGAAGGAGAACGCAATGGCAAAATCACCAATTCACTTTGTCCTGACCTGCTTGCTCAGCCTAAACCTGTTGCTGCTAAGTAGTTGTTTTAGTCGCAAAGTTCAAGTTCAAGTTGCTCCGGTTGACAGAAAACCCATTGATCTGCCTGCTATCCCACCACTACAACTGGACGGTATGCGGTGGCAAATCGTTACGGAATCCAACTTTCAGGAACAAATGAAAAAAATCAAAGACAGTGGATTACAACCAGTATTTTTTGCACTGGATGAAAAAGGTTACGAAGCTCTAAGCATTAACATGACCAAGATACGCGGTTATGTTTCTCAACAAAAATCAGTGATTTTCGCATTGAAGAGCTACTATGGGGTTCCGGATAATCCAGAAAGCCTAACTCCTCCTGCCAGTATAATAGCTCAGATGCAGGCTGCACAAACCAATACACCAGTCACAAAACCTGCCGAAACGCCTGTGGCCAAACCTGCCGAAACACCCGCATCCGCGCCCACTGCTGCACCACCAGCCAATCCTATTAGCAATAACACTCAACCAGCCGCTGGTGCTAAAAAACGGCTGGCTAAACTGATACCACAGTATGTGAAGAAATAACACTATACTATTTTGGTCTCAAATGGTGTAAATATAATATACCAAAAGGAGATCAAAAATGCCTGGAGTTAAAGACCTTTCCTTTGCTGAACAGAGTTGGTTTTTTGCAGTGTTAAGTGGACTGTGTTATCAAGCCCCCAAAGAAGCTCGTCCACAATTTAAAAAACTAGGGTACACCAATGTAACTTTCCTGGATCGTAATGGTTCTCAGGGATACATTTTGGAAAATCGCACCGAGAACATTGTGGTATGTCGTGGAACAGAAGTATCTGACCCACGTGATGCAATAGCTGACCTCAAAGTCTGGTACGCTAAAGAACCTCGTTTGGGTATGGTACATGCAGGATTTCGCCAGAGCGTGGACAATCTTTGGGATGAAGTAAAACATCACATCCTGGAAGATGGTTATAAGCCTGTGTTTTTTGCTGGACATAGTCTGGGCGGAGCAATGGCCAGCATCATGGCTGTGCGCATGTTACACGATCCTGAAATGATTAAACCACAAAAACTTTATACCTATGGGGCGCCACGTGCATTTAGTATGCTGGGCAGTCGTTTGACTTGTGCTGGTATTGAACATCATCGCTGGGTCAATAATATGGACATAGTTCCTCGTAGCCCTGGAGTGCTTATGGGATACGGGCATTTTGGTGAAATGCATTACATCAACAGTTGGGGTAACGTGGTACCTAACCATAATGTATTCAACCGAGAATGGGATCGTCTCACTGCTTGGAAAAGAGCAGCCACTGACGATACACTGGGATATGTGGACAGTCACAGTATGGTACAGTATGTGGCTGCACTGGAACGATTTAAGAATGGCATAGTAATGCCTCAAGGGTAAAATTCAAACAAGGAGAATTACAATGGGTTTAATTGCTCGACGAGCCGAAAAATACAAGAGCGTGGACGGCTATCTTAAAGAACTCTGGCGCCCACTTATGGCCTGGAACTATGCTATTATTGTTCTATTTGATTTCATGCTAGGGCCTATTCTGTTAGGAATCTATAGTGTAGCAACTCACCAACCTTACATACAGTGGCAACCACTAACCATCCAGGGTGGCGGCATGTTTCATATTGCCATGGGTGCTGTGATTGGTGTTAGTGCTTGGAGCCGAGGTCAGGAAAAAATTTCTGGTACCGACACTGGCGGAATGCCCGAAATGCCTGGTAGTTGGGATACAAACGCAAAAACTGGTCCACTGATTCCACAGTATGTGCCGCCGCAGAACAATCAGTTTAACACTGGTCAGTTCCCTCAGCCCATACAAAACACACCACCACAGTTTAACCAGATGCCTGCTAACCCTGGCGTAAATCCCGGTTACAGTGAACCAGTATATACACCAACGCCGCAACCGGTTGCACAGCCAGCGCCGCAGCCCTATGTACAACCACAAATTAACATCAGTGTGGATACCACTCCAGACACACCAGTAAAAAGCAAATCTGGATTTCCCAAAGCCAAACGGTTTTAGCGAGAATTTTTCAGCACAGAGTATTCAACAAAATAACTATTCAGAGGAGCGTATAAACATCAATGACACTACATGAACAAATTGTTTCTGCTTATGAGACTTATGTTGCTGAAACTGAGAAGTTTGAAAGCAAGGGAGTAAAGGCTGCTGCCGCTCGTGCTCGCAAAGCACTGGGTGACATGGGCAAACTGGCCAAGGCTCGCAGAGCTGAAATTCAGGAAGCCAAGAACGCAGCAGACAACAAGTAAACATGCCCAATCCATGGACAGTACTGGGGATAGACCAGACTGCTTCAGCAGATGAAATCAAAGCGGCATACAGACGATTGGCAAAGGATCATCATCCCGACAAAGGTGGTGATCCTGATCGTTTTATGGAAATACAAAACGCTTATCAGCAGCTGACCAATCCCCAAAAAAATCAAACACATAGTCAGAACTCACATCCTTTCTCAAATTTCAATGAACAAGATTTCTTTAAAGAAATCTTTGAAAAATTCAGCACACAGGGGTTTGGGTATAGACCTGCGAATCCCAATTTTGAAGCCGCCATTATGATCACAGTTGCAGAGCATATTCAGGGATGCACTAAAACTATTGAGATCGATGACAACGGAAAAACTCGCACCGTTAATATCACTATTCCGCCTGGTTCTCAAACTGGAGATGCTGTGAAATACAGTGGCCAGGGTAGTACAATTAACCCCAAACTGCCACCCGGCGATCTTTATGTACGAATCCGTGTTCAGCCCTATGATAATTTTGAACTTCGTAACGGGGATCTTTATGCAGAAAAAACACTGTCTGTGGTTGATGCCTGGATCGGGTGTTCTGTCGCAGTGCGTGATCCTTTTGGATCAAATCTGGAAATCCGTGTACCTGATGCTTGCCAACCAGGCACAATATTGAGAGTCAAAGGTCAGGGTGGTTTTACTCGTGTTAGTCGACAGCGAGGAGACATGATGATAAAAATTCACATTGAGTTACCTAAACTGACAGATGACCAAAAAGAGCAACTAAAGAGTATTTTGAGCTAATTTGTTTTGACTAATGGCACCGACAATTGCTATCATTAATACTAAAGGAAAATACTTTGCTAAAAGATAATCCAGAAATTACACTTGTACTCAGTAAAGCCGTGGAATATGCTAACGCTCTGAACCATCAATATGTGACTACAGAACATTTGCTTTATAGCATGATCTGTTACCGAAATTTCAAAACGGTACTAAAAGATTTTGGTGTCGATGTTGATGACCTGGGGTCAGAGCTCAAGACTTATTTGGAGAATCATCGTACTCTAAAATCCAAAACGCCTGATACTACTCCTACTCGCACTGCGTCTTTGGAGCGAATTTTTAATCGGGCTGCTAGTCAGGCTATGTTTCAGAACCAGGATCAGCTACAGTTGCTGAATCTATACACAGCCATTATGCACGAAACCAGCAGTTTTTCCTCTTATATTCTACTCAAGTATGGCGTAGAACGAGAAAAATTTGAACCCTTCTGCGCTGAGAGATATCAGCAACACAAACAAAATAAAAGTGGTCACGGAGAAATTGATCAGAAACAAGCACTGGAATGTCTGGAAAAATACTGTGTAAATCTCAACGACCAAGCTCGGGACGGGCGTATTGACCCAGTGATTGGGCGAGAAACTGAAATTTCTGAAATCACCCAGGTACTAGCAAAACGCAACAAGAGCAATGTGCTGTTGGTGGGCGATCCGGGTGTGGGTAAAACTGCATTGGCTGAAGGTCTGGCACTGAACATTGTGAATGGAGAAGTTCCCAACTACCTCCGAGATTGGACCGTGTGGAATCTGGATATCGGCACTCTGGTGGCAGGCAGCAAATATCGCGGCGAGTTTGAAGAAAAACTGGTGGAAGTAATAGATAGTCTGAGCTCACTGGGCAAGTGCATTCTGTTTGTGGATGAAGCGCATCAGATGAGAGGTGCAGGCGGTGGTGCTGATCGCGGCCCGGACTTTGCTAACATGATCAAGCCGGCCATTAGCAAAGGCAAAATCAAAGTGATCGCCAGCACCACCTGGGAGGAATTCAGCCAGAGCTTTGAAAAGGATCGTGCTTTGATGCGTCGGTTCTATCGACTGGGAGTGGATGAACCCACGCCAGCTGAAGCCAAGCTGATTCTGCGAGGGATCAAGAGCAAGTTTGAAGACTTCCACGGCGGCAAAATTACAGATGAGGCGATTGACGCTGCTGTGGATTTGACCGTACGGTATCAGACTGACAAGAAGCTGCCAGATAAGGCCATTGACATGATTGATACAGCCTGTGCCAAACAGAAGGTGCAGGATGCTGGTGGCTGGTGTGTGAACCGTACAGAAATCATGCAGGAAATCAGCCGCGCCACTCGTATTCCGATGGACCAGCTGACGCAGACCAAGCGCACTCAGTTGCGTGACATGGATGTTGATATCAAGCAGAAACT